TGCCTTCAGTTTGCTATTAACAGAATTAATCCTGTCTCTTACTAAAGCATGAGTATTCTTAGCTTTAACATTTAAACCAGCATTTTGCAATATGGTTAAGTCAGTTCTTCCACCAGCAGAAGTTCGTCTTTGTCTTGATGCTGGATCAGGATAAACAATCATATTTTTTTTAGGGTATCTACTAAGTAATTCGTCAATAAATTCATCAGTATTAGAACTGTAAATAACTATCTCGTCAAAGATATAAACTATGTCATTTTTAACATGGAATAAACAAGCTGACATTGGCGAAATATTAAAATCTAATCCAATGTGTATGTCTGCTTTTTCATCATACTTACATTCCTTAACATTATATTCTCTATCAAAGTTATAATAAACAACTCCTGAGTATGTTTCAAATGAAGCTAAATATTCTTGTCTAAATGTTCTCTCGTCTAAATCTCTTTTTGCTTGTTCAATTTCTTCTGCATCAACTTGACCACCATCTAATGTAGTGTATTTAAATGACTTCCATTCTGGGTCATCTCCTAAACCTTTTTGATATATCTCATAAGACCAGTTACCAAATCCTCTTGGTGTTCCTATGAATAATACGTTTCCTGTAACGTGCTTATCTGAGATTGTTGGTCGCAGAACTTCTGTCCATGCTTCAACTGGTATGTCTGCATATTCATCTAGTAGTAAGAAGTCCAATCCTACTCCTCGTAAATTGTCTGGTGATTTATCTGCACCTTTTAAACTTATTTGACTACCATTCCTAAGTATTAAAGTTAGTTCTGTTTCATTAGCATATTTAATCCATCTTTTTTCAGTAGTAAGTTTCTTGATTTGTTTCCACATAATCTCTTTAGACATTCTGTAAGTAGGTGCTACATAGAATATCTTTGAGTTAGGTTTACGACTTGCAAATCTTAATAGTTCATACATGGCTAAGTGTGTTTTGCCGAATCTTCTTCCTGTAATTAGAACTCTAAATCTTTTTGGACAAGTATATACAGCTAGTTGTGGTTTACTAAATGGCATTAATCATTCCTCTTTGAATTAACTTCGTGATAACTTCTTCTTCTAACTTAACATCATGATTATATCCTTTTGGAGTTCCAATATGATGCACTTCTTCCATTGTATATCTATTTTTAGTTTTAAAGAAATCAAATCCTGTAATAGTTACTTTGCATTTACAATGATTTAATAACCAATAGATTGCAACAAAGCCAGTAGTTGGTCTGTAGTAATTATATCTAATTGTCATTTGACTATAATCGTATGTGTTCCATAACCAAGCTTTTTTCTTAACCCAATCAGGCATACGTTCTGCTCTCTTACCATCTTTTTCAAAGTTCAATCTTACAATACATCTAATGTCAGGAATCTCTTTAAGCATATTATGACCCTCGTAAACTAGATTGTTAATCCATACATCACATGGTTTGTCTTGAACTCCAAGATTCATTCTAACTATTGAATTGAATTTACTGTAATCAATAGTTCCTAGTTTCTCACCATTACCTATTAGTAAAACATTCTTGCCTTTAAAGTATTCGTATGGATTAAACATTTCTAATTACTGCTGTGTTAGGTGTTAAGTGTTTGTGCATTTCAATAGTGTATGGTTTGTGTAGCAAGGCAAATGATTCAACTTTATCAGCATCATGTACTATAACTGTGTTAGTATGTTCTAATATGTTGTTAAGATGTTTAATTCTATCTCTTACAAATTGTTCATGGTCTAAAAAGCACATTCCAAATCTTTGTGTTAATGGTATCTTTTCTTTAAAGTCTATTTGTATTTGCTGATAATGTGAACCGATTAAATAGTCAAATCTTCTAGCCCAGTTTATGTCTTGCACAAATCCTATTAACTTAATTCCTTTTGACTTAGCTATCTCAACTAACAGTGGAGTAGAATAATAACCACAACCAGTTTCCATTATATCGTCATTACATTTTAAAGCTTCTTGGATTAAAACTTGCTGATGTGTTGCGTAAATATCTATGAACTGTTTTTCTTCCATCATATATCTATCTATATTTGTAATAGCTTGATTATCAGTTGTTAATAAATAATCAACTTTAGATAATCCATGTTCTTTAAAAGTATTCCAAATAGATGTTCCTACTTCTACTGCTCTATTAAAATCTTTGTAAACTAAACAATCAATATGCGTATATCCTTTATCAATAGCTGTCTTTAATCGCTTATTACCAAAGATACAAATTAAACTATCACTTGCCCAGACTATTAATGGATTAAATAAGTTATCAATATCAGGTAATGTTTTTAATCGCCGATTTGCTAGATTATCATTCAAGTATAAGTTATCTCGTTCTGATCTAACTTTTAAATGTAACCAATTATCAAACTGATTTGAATACTTAACGTATTTAATTGGTACTGAGATTATGTTTTGATTCCTGTTCTTGCTTACGAATCTTCTCTCTAATAATCTTTTTTCCATCTTCTCCTGTCCAATGAATTGTCTTGGCTATATCATTATTCTTGCCTAATCTTAAACCATGATATTCATTTGGTATTCTGTTTATCTTAAACTCATGTTGTACTTTAGCAAAAGCTTCTTGATCTGATCTCTCTTGTCTCATCTCACATCTATCAAACCATTTCTTTAGAACTTGTTTATTGTTTATGCCGACTATTCCTGTTTGCCATCTATCTGATCTAACTGCATGATCTTTACTCATAAGATAATCGCAGTCATCTAACATATCAAATAAATCAGATATATCTTCTTTGATCTCAATATCACAATCTAACCAAATGATTTTATCTGCAGGTACTTTTTCAATAGCTTTAGGTTTATAAAACCAAGTTCTACCATCAGATGCAACTAGGAATGAATTAGTATATTGTTTTAAGAATCCAAAGTTAGCTATGTATAATGGAATCTTTATATGCTTATGGTAGCCATCTAAAAACCAATCTAATATATCTGTAAAGTTATTATCGCAACCAGTTACAAAAGCTTTCATAATTGAATCTTAACAGTATTCGTATAAACATTAAACCAATCTGATGAGTAATCACAATTTTCATACTTCTCAAAATAACAACCACCTTCTGTAAAGTGTATGTTCTTAGCATTAGCATTGTGTGGATATTCTCCAACTAACCAATTCCATTCTAAAGGTAACCCACCTACTTTGTCAGTCCATTTAAATTGATGCAGTTCTAAACCAGATGCTTCATTAACGTATTCTTTAGTAAGTGCTTTGCATTTAGAAGTATTCATTAGCATTAGACTAGACCAGTTCTTTTTTTCATAAACAGTTTGTATTTGATTGCCGAATTTTGATAAGTGTTTAGGTGTGTAATTGTGCTGACAACACATGACAGCATAATCATCATTTCTTAAATCCCATAGTTCTTTGATGTCTGCTTTAAACAGCATATCGCAATCTAAGAACAGTGCCCAACCATTATAGTTCATAAGATGTGGAACTATGAATCTACTAAATGAGAACTCAGTAGATGATAAACTATTTCTTGGTCTATTAAATGAATCGTAAATGTTAGGTAAGTAAATTGGTGTAAATGAAACTGGTACTGAACTGTGTCTTAGTATGCTTTCAGATAGTATGTGATAAGCTATTTTCTCTTTGCTATCATATCCAATAAAGACATTAATCATTTTTGGATTGTAGCTTTTGAAGTTCTAAATCCTTAGCTTGTACTTCCTCGTTTAATCTGTCTATTTCTTTTTTAAGTTCATAAATGATAACTTCAAGATCGTTGCTTCCTCGCATCTTTTTATCAATCATGCTCTTTGGCTTTTTTCTTCCACACATTTGAATATCAAATCCTTATATACTATACCTTGTTCGTTTAATGTTTCTATAATTAAATCTGCTTGTTTATCAGCAAAATTAATACAATCTTCTAAAGTTTGGAATGTTCTATTATCTTCCATCTTTAAAAATATGGGTCTGTATTCATTCCCATTAAATATCATTAAGAAAAATATAGCGAAGTATTCCACTACTTTTTCTTATTCTGATATGCCCTCAAATATCTTCTGCCTAAAGCTACTGCTTCAGATTTACTTTTACCTTTATAACCCCAAGCTTCTAAGCTTAGTTTTAATCTTGTCTTACGACCTTTAGCATCAAACAATCTACCTTGACTACTTCCCATTCTAACTAAGAATGAACCTTTGCGTCTGTATTCAGTTAAAGTATCTGGTCTTGATTTAACTGGTGGTCTTAGATTGCCACCTGTTGCTCTATTATATCTTGCTCTACCAGAAGCAGTTAAACCACCTCGTGGGTTCTTATCTCGTTTTAATAAACTAAACTTTGTCATACTTTTTTAAATTCAACTTTATTGGTGCTTGTTTCTTAACTTTAAGATTGTGCTTTTTCATTAGCAAGTTCACAATGCATTGATGACAAGCTTTAATATGTTGCTCTAGCTTATTTACCATAAGTCTTTTACAAAATATACATTTACTCATTTTTAATTTCCTTAAATTCTATTTCTTTGGGTTCTTCATGTTCTACTATGTCATAGATTGGCAGTGGTGCATTGTCATCAGTATTTTGTATTTTATCTGTTTGTCCAAGATAAACTTTACCTAACCACATAGCCATTATGCTTGAATTAAGTTTAGTAGCTATATCAAATTGAGTTTTTCTAATCTTTTGTTTGGCTACATTAACCCCCTTCTCGTATGCTTCCAATGCTTCTTGATTTCTATACAGTGTAGTCCTATGGCAACCTATAATATTTGCAACTTCTTCTTTGGTACACATATAACTTGCTAAATCCTGTATTTGTTGCAATACCTTAGCAGAAAATTCAAATGGTGGACGACCACCTTTATCTATTACTTGTGTATCTTTATCCATATTAACCGACTATGTTCGTTAAATGTTCTATTAAGCTTTTTTTAACGATTTGTAAAGAAACTCTAGTAAATCTTGGTTTTGATAAAGAATATGACATAGACCATTTGCTAATGAGTTACATACTATTTCTTCTGCTTTAGCTGGTATTTCAATCTTATATTCGTCATGTAACATATGGAATACTTCATGGATTAAAGTGTTTGTCATTTCAATAGGTTCTAGTGTTTTGTCTATGGTAAGAAGGTTTTTGTTTGAGCAGAACTCGCCGAAAATCTTTTTCTTGTCTGCTGTTGTCTCATCAATATAATCAACCTTAATAACTCTACTGCCAAATGTTAATTGATTAAACTCAGGCATTATCTATACCATTTAAAAATTTGAATTATTGCTATTACAATTACGATTATAATTATTGCTTCCGTTATTGCGTTCATTTTTTTTTAGGCATCTTTAATGGTTTTGGCTTATACACTTTGTAAGTTCCTTTAACCTTTACTCTTTTTTGGTAAAGTGAATTTAATGATGTTGATGTAGTTTCGTTAGCCATTATATTTTATTTTTAATTTTGTTAATCATGGCGATTATCTCAGTTTGGTAAGAATGTGAAGTAGAATAATTATCTAATGTTTCTGCTAGTTTTATAGGGTTTTTAGTTCTTTGGCGAACTTGTCTAAATTCTGCGTAGTGATGATTGTGGTTTAATGTTTCAATATAACCTTTAACAGAATGGCATTTAGTTTTGTATATTTTAACTCTCCATTTAATTGATGGGTCTTGTTTTAATGGCAACATTCCATGAGTCGTTCCCCAAACTCTTATTCCGAATAAGTTGTTGCCTTCCACAGCAAATCTACTTGTTCCATAATTAGATTCTACAATCGCTTGTGCAATTATTAGAACAGTTGGAACTTGCTCGTTTTTATGTAAGTTTAGATTATGGTAATCAATACATTTTACCATACTTTGAATAAACTTATCGCTTGAAGTATTATCTACTTTAGGTTCAAAGAAACCAATCTTCCTGATCTCGTCTATTGTTTTTTGTCTAATAATGTTCTTGGTGTACTCATTCGGAAAGAATGAACCAAGTACAAATACAGATAACAAGAATAGACAAATATATGAGTATTCCCATAGTTTAGTGGACAGTAATTTAGTGTTCATTGGTTTAAGGTTTGATAACCTTCCAGCTTTTCAGCTTATCTGTTTAGATTATTCTTCGTCAGAATCTAAATCTTCATCATCATACGACTCGTCATCAGAATCATCATAAGAATCATCTTCTGCGTAATCGTCAATGGCAGATTCTAATTGGTCTCTAAGTTTAGCAATCATATCTTCCATCTTTTCTAATTGCTTTAGTGCTTTTTCTATTGTTTTTTCCATAACTACATTCTCCATTTAGTTAATGGCGAATCAGTAATGTTATTTTAGTATTATGTAAATATATAATTTTTAAAGGGGGTAATGTTTCAACCCCCATAACCTATATAGTTGGATAGTATTATAAAGATTTATGCTTTAATATCAAGAATTTAGTTTGTGCAGAACCCATTTTTCATAATCTTCTGCGTCAAGTTTTTCACGCATAATTTCAAACTCGTTTTTTTCTCTTGGTTTCTCTATGATCTTAGTTTTTAAGTCTTGCAGTGTAGGTATGGTAATTTTCTTTGGTGTATTAGACATATTGCTAAGACTTAACATATTTTTACCTATACTAGTAGTATTAGTATAGTATTTATTGTTCTGTTTGCCAGTTTCGTTGCCGATTAACTTAACTTTACTAATATCGTTATTCTGAAATTTGTCATAATTTACAATAGTATAAACAGATAATTGCTTGTACAAAGTATGTGCCAATGTGTTTGCCACCTCTAAGTTCTTTAAAATAGTTCTAATTGTCTTAACTGACAGACTAAATCTATTAGATAAATCTTTAACTGTAATAGCTAATTGACCACGTTTTAAAGTTATTCTTTTTTTTCTATAACTAACTATAGTTGGTTTATGACTGGCATGAACAACCATATAAATAAATATTAATAAATGATTATTGTCTTTTAAATCTTTATTATCAAATATTTGGCGATATATACTTACCCAACCTTCATTCATTTAACTTCTGCCTTTACTAAATCAATTACTTTAGATGTAAATGTTTTTAGTCCATTTTTATTTGTATCTTTAACAGCAGAATAAATTGTAAACCAAGATTTTTTGTATGCCTTGCCAATTTCATTATAAGATAATTTTGTTATCTCTCTAATAACTGCTAAACAAACTTTATTATGTGGAACTTCAAAAAAATCTAAGTCTTTATAAAGTTTAGGATTGCAAAGAACTTTTTTTGTTATTTCGGATATGTTCTTTATAGTTAATTCTTCCATTGTATGCACCTTCCTGTTTAGATTGGTTAATTTTCTTACATGGAGATATAATGGATAATTTCATAGAAATCAATATAGGATTTATATTAAATCTATCAAAGAACTCTAACTCACCTATTTGATGTTGTAACGTATGACAAGTGAAACACATTGGAATACAAAATCTGTCATCTCTAATTCCTTTGCCAACATTACCTAGTTTAGGAATTGATCTTATATGACAACATTGAACTTGAGTATTGTTTCCACAAACAACACATGGAAAAGAAGCTACGAACTTCTGATGCTTAACAGAATGAATTATGTTTGCCTTCGCTATTTGCACTATTTATATTTCTTTGCTTTTTTCTTTGCAGTTCTAGCAACCGATAAAGCTATAGCAACAGATTGTGTTTGTGATTTACCACGTTTCATTTCTCGGCTTATATTCTTGCTTATTGATTTCTTAGAATAACCTTTAATTATTGGCATTATTTCTCCTTTTTTATGCGTGGCTAGTAGGGAAGGCACTACTAACCACAATCCTTAGTATCAAAATAAGAACAAAATGGCAACGAATAAGTCATTGATTTAATTGATATATTTCTTATATAAATTATCCACATTTTATCATTTTATAGTTGATATTAATATTTATATAACTATATTGATTTTATATAAACAAAACATAAAGGGAAAATATGGTAACACTT